AAGGTCGGGCAGGCCAACGCCACGCTCAACGAACTTGCCAAGACGGACATTGCTAGGGCCGAGAAATTCGCTGAGGAGCACGAGAGCGAACTGATGTTGGAGAAGGCAATCAACTCCACGCTGAAGCAGCTTGAGCACACCCGGGCCTACCGCAAGTACCTCAACAGCCCGGACGGTGCGGCTGAGGTGCCCAAGGATGAGCGCGAGAGCGAACTCAACGAACTGCGGACGTACGAAGCGGAGATCGTCGGTTGGCTGCGAGAAGCCAAGACCGAGATCCGCAGGGCAAAACCCTAGCCCACCCGCCACACCCGCACCCCGTAGCGACCATACTCGCGCCGGGGGCGGGCTTCCAGTTTGATCTTGAGCGCCTTGGACGCAGGCTTCAGTGCGTCAAGGGCCTGACGTGGCGTTGCGGTAGTTGGTAGAAAGAACGATGCACCAATCGGTACTTGATCCCAGAAGATGAAGTATTCGACATCGTGCAGGACTACCAGTCGGGGGTCAGACAGCGGCTGCGGTGTTTGCATCCTCAGAACCCGCAGTGAACGCAGACTCGTCAATGCCGATAGCCGTGCCGTCGATCACATAGCAACGGACACATAGACCGGCCAAGCCACCCACGGCACCGGCCCCGATACGCTTGGCTATCGCCACCCCGTTGTTCTTGAGGATGCCCGCGACGGACAGGGCCTTGAGGCTTTCCTTCACGTCCACCTGCTTCTTGGTGAAGAACGCACGGAAGTCTGCCGTGGTGATGAACAGTTCCTTGGAGTCCGGTTCATACCGCATACGCAGCGTGTTCTTGGGCATCACGATGGGTGCCTGCGGGGCAGCGCCTTTGATCAAGCTGTTGATGACGATGGCGTTGTTGACGTTCTCGTTGATGAAGGCAGACAGCGTTTCTTGGGCCACCAACAGCGTGCCGCCCGTGCTGTTGAACTGGAGCATCTTGTTCTGGTTCACCACGCCGAGCGCGTAGTTGTAGATGCGGTTGATCTCAATGTCATGAAGCCCAAGCTGACGGGCGATCAAGGCACCAACGAACGCACATGCCAACACGCAGGAATAGAAGCGGTCGTTCTGTTCAAAGTTCAGCGCCGCGTCGATCTTGGCCTGCATGTCCTTGAGCGCCTTGATGACGATGGGTTGATGCGCCACCACATAGCGAATAAACACCGGCCCCGCCACCCCGTAGTTCTCGGTGAGTTGCGCAAACAGTTTGTCCACGTCCTGCTTGATTACGCTTCTCAGGCGCGGAACGTCGATCTCCAACACCCGCCGCAGTTCGCCATCAGCCGTGCTCTTGAGTTGAGCCAGTTTGTCCACGAAGGACGCGTTGGCCGACGAGATTGTGAAGGTGTTCCAGAACGTGTTGTTGGCACGCAGTTTGTTGGACTGCGACTCCATGCGGTGCTTGGCACGGCCCGTCGTGAAACCGTAGGCCATGGCCGACAGTTCCTTGTCCTCCGCGTTGGTCACCTCGTCCACCGTGAAGGCAATGCTGTTGAGCATGCCGATGCGGTGCATCTTGGACGCGTAGGTATCGTCCTGCGTCATCAAGAGTTCAGACGGATGGCCGAAGATCGAGTTGACCATCATCTGCGCGGTGGTCTTGCCTGAGCCTGACTCACTGGACTTCAGGTGGATGAGCGCACCCTTGACTGTCTCGCCGCCGATGAACTTCAGCAGCGGAGCACCGAACCCCAAGAACAGGGCCAGTGCATGCGGCTCAAGCCCCGGGGTGTTGTAGAAGTTCGCCATCTGCCGCCACGACTCAAGTGAGCCACGCGGGGTAAACGCCGGGGCCAGTTGCCGTGTGCCGCTTGCCGGTGGGGCCAGCTTCGTGCCGTCTGCGGTGTACTCAAGCTCCCCGATGACGAACCCGCTCATGTCCGGTGTCCATCCCATCTGGCTGCGAGTACGGGCAGCAGCGTATTGGGACTGTAGTTTGCGAATGCTCGACGCGAAGTAGGCCATGAGTGTGTCCAGTTGTTTGCCGTAGGCGATAGCTCCGTTCTTGTTGAGGGCTTCTCGCAAGGACTCTTTGGAGAACAAGTCCATGGTTCGAACGTAGAAGCGCCGCAGTCCGTCCTTCTGCATGTGCAGGTTGACGCCGACCAGTTCGCCATCACCGTCGCCGTGCTCATCAGAGTCAAAGAACCGACCCGTTATGTAGAGGTCGCTTGGATAGACTTCAACGTCAATGACTTCCTGATCCACTACGGTACGCTTAAACACGCCGCCCTTTACCCCCCGAAAATAGGGATAGGGGTATGCCGGGATCTCCACGGTGATGTTGGCATCGGGATCTTCGTTACCAACAGCGGGGATCTGCACGACGTAGGTGTCGTTGACAGTCTCGGCTTCCTGCACGATCTTGCCCAAGAGGATCGGGCTTGATACCTGCTGCTTGCACCCCTTGCAGTGCGCGGGGTAGTTGGTGCGGTACCAGTCGCAGGTGTACGGGCCTTTGGTTTCCGATGCCTTCTTCTCAGTGGCATGGTGGGTGTAGCCCGGGTGCCCCATGGACACCTTGTGTATGGCGTCCCCGCCATCTACGCACCGCACAGCGATGGACAAGATGCCGCGCCACAGGGGTTCTTCAAGCGTGGCCGCGTTCATGACGGCGTGCTTGATCTGCGCACACCCGTTGTCCTTGACGCTCAAGCGCACGATCTTGGCGAACTCGCTTGGAGGGTAGTCCTCCGCTGCAATGTCCTTGGTCGCAGCGTCAGTGCCAAACTGTTTTGCCGCAAGTAAGGATGCGGGCGCTGCGCTGACCGCAGGTACTGGCAGCTTGTCCACGATCATCGCCAGTGTGGACGGATGACCTTGGTAGACGATCTGCACCGAGCGCGGTGTTACGTCCTTGAAGTTCTGGGTGCCGGGTACACGCAGTATGCGGGCACTGTCGGCTGTGACTGCGGGGTCTGCGCCAAGCTGCTGCGTCTTGCACAGGGCCTTGAGTCGTCTTGCGTACTCCACCCAGTCTTGGGCGGGCACGTCCTCAGACAGCGGCCAGTAAACGTGAAGGCCTCCACCAGAGTTGACGATGGTGGGCAGTGGTAAACCGGTATCGACTACAAACTTCTTCAGCGCAATGGCTGCGTCGGATTGGGTAGCGTAGGCTTTGTCAGGGCCTACATCAAGGTCAAGGAAAAAGCACCGCAGGAAGGCAGCGTTTGCGGCTGTGCGACCCTGCGTTGGGTCATTGAAACTGGCTAGCGCGAAGTACGCGTCTGCGTTGCTCAGGCATGCGGCTTGTGCCGCAGTGTCGATGTCAGCAGTTGTGCCATGAAATGACGGCTTTACCTTTCCCGCCTTGATTGACACTGCGCAGTACGTGCCCTGCGTAGGCAATACGGAGTCGAGGAAAGAATGCACGATCCCTCACTAAGAAATGATCAGGCGCGGATCCACCGCGCCATGAGTCGCTTGATCTGTTCTTGGTGCCGCGCACGGGGCTCAGATCGCCCAGTAAACCACGAGTAAACCGTGGCCCGGGTGACGCCCAGTCGCTGCGCTACCTGCGTGACCGGAAGGTTCCGGTCAACACAAGCACGAGCGAACTGAGCAATCAGGTCAGACTGGTTACTTTCTGAGATGGCGCGGACAAAGGAGGTGCTGTACCCCCTAAGTCCATTACGCATCGTCGTCAGTGCCCCAGTCAGCCAACACGGAGGCTACGTCCTTGGGAGGAGCAGAAGCCTCAGCCTTCTTCGTGGTGCGCTTGACGGGCTCCGACACAGCCGGGGCGGGTGCCTCAGCCTTGGGCTCCTTGAACGCAGCGGGCAGCGCGGGCATGGCGTTGCCAGTCTCAGCCTTGGACGGCACCATCTTGAAGTCGATGGCTTGTCGGGCTTCCTCGGTCTGGCTCTGAGCCTTGGCCGTTTCCCACTCCTCGCGGGTCAGGGGGCGCAGGGCGCGGAACTTCAACACAGGCACAGCCTCGGACGTGTCGAAACGCGCCTCGGTCACGATACCGGTGATGGGGATGCCATGACCGGCGAGGAACTTGCCGAAGGCTTGCAGCGGCATCTTGTCGCCATCAGCCTTGCCGAAGTAGGACTTGGCAGGCACCGACATGCGGTACACGTTGCCCCCGATGTCGTTCTCCAACGCCACGGCCAGACGCTTGCTGTAGCGGCAAGCACGCGACTTACCCTCACCCGAACCCTCGATGTTCTGAGGGCACGAAGCGCAGGTGGATGCCTGCGGGTTGGGCACTTCCGCGTTGGGGCGATCACCCTCAGCCGACCAACAGGCGGGCTTGATGTCCTTGCCTTCTTCGTACTTGTCTGCATAGAACGTGCGGGTCACGCCCTTGCCAGACGCGATCACCACGAGGTTCATGGAGCGGTCTTCGTTCTTGGCGACTTCTTCGCCGCCAACGATCATGCGCCACACGCCACCCTTGATGGAGATTTGCTTACTGCCGGAACTACCGGCAATGTCCTTGGTGGTGGAGTCTGCGGCTTCGCGCAGGTAGTCGGGAAGGGCGGAACCAGATTTGAATAGAGTGATGTTGCTCACGAGAATGTCCTCAGTTGGGGGTTACTTTGCACGACGCACGGTGATCGAGTACCGCGAATCGACGTTCATGCCTTCCGGCATTTGGTCAGGGTTCTCTTGGAGGTATTCCTTGAAGTTGCCCTGATGGATTCGACGCTCCAAGAGTTCCGGGGCGTCGTGCTCTTTGATGAAACGGTACATGCTATCCCAGTTGGAAGTCCAGTACCGAGTCTTTACGGTGCGTGTGAACGAACCGTGTTCAGTCCTGCCACCGTCTTGCCCGGTGGTCTTGCAGATTTCCAGAAGCTCCTGCTCGATAACATCGAGTTGCTGATCAAGCACAGCAAGCTCATCCTCCATCTGCTTGGCCTTCTGTTCCTTGGCGTCCCTGATCTTGATGTAGACCTTGACGAGTTGATTGGCGTCCATGTGATCTCCGTTACGTTGATTTGCGTTGACGATGAAAGTATACAGTGTTTAGTTCATGAGTCAAGCTCCTGACGATAAAGTTCAACAAGGCTTTGATGCAAGTCGATCTTGTTCTGCAACATGGTGAACATACGACGCTCGACGGGGCTACCCTGCAAGTGAGTGACCGTGACCTTGTTGGTCTGGCCCGCACGGTGCGCCCGGGAGTTGGCCTG